TTTTAATATACCCAGAACCCTAATGGTCTGTATTTCATGTGTTTATTTAGATATTCGGCTTCAGTTGCACCTCTTTCTAATTGTTTAGTCGAAGATAATCTTTCAAGTCTAGCATCAAGTCTTTCTAACACTGCTTTTTTCTCTTCATTCCCTTCAGATAGTAATGTGTCATAATCCATTGTTCTTTCAGCTTCTGGCGGACCGACAACACCACCAAATTTACCTCTAACTCTACCCAATGTTCTTTTAGCTTCAGCTATAAATAATTGACGAACAAGAGTTTTAGTTGGTTCGTTAAAATCAGCATAATCTAATCTAGATAATGGAACTTGATTTGGCATTTTGATAATGTCTGGATTATCTTGTCTACATTGGTCAACGTTATCTGGGTTTGTATCGTAGTAAAAATACCATACTTGGCAACCAGTTAAATTAATTGAACTACCAACACCACCAATACCTTGTCCAAAAGATAATTTAGAACCAGGCGTACTCATCAAGTGTAATAATTTTGTTCCATCTGGACCAGCAGTTATTTTGTGAACCAATTCACTTCTAACAATTCTGTTTTTTAAATTCATATCAGCAGCAGTTAATAAAATATCAAAAGCTGGTGCAATATAATAACCAGAACGTGCAAAACCTGGTCCACCAGTACCTACACCACCACCTACTTGTGAAAATCCACCACCAAAACCGTAGTCGATACCACCGTAGTTAGCCAATAAAGCTTGACTAGTTGCTGGGGGTGTTATCCAAAGAACTTCATTTATTTCACGTCCAGCTGGAATTTGATAAACTTGTCTACCAGCTTCTAGTTCAACGTAATCTTTTTTAAGTTCCCATGGTCCTCTAGTTTGTAGACCAACTTGTTTTGAATACGCATAAGTATATTGTGTCATGAAATCAAAATTTCTAACACTCAAAGCAAATGCCATATCAATTGTATCAATATTTTGTCCTATCAATGATTGCCATTGATGTTCAATAAGCCATTCTTGAACATATTGTGCGTAATCTTCTATACAAATTTCTAAAAGAGTACATAATTGTTCATCTTCCAATTCTATTTGACGAATAGGTGCACCTAATGAATGTCTTAATTGACGGAACAACTTTTCTTTTTCTTCTAAGCTAACTCCCATAATAATGTTTATTTACTTATAAATATAAGAATAAACATAATTATGCTAAAAATTTCTTTGTTAATTCAACAGCTTCTACAATAGTTTTAAAAGATACGTTAGGAACCAATAATTGAGTCCCTACTCTAACGATAGGAACTTCGTCAGCATTCGCTATTTCCATCACTTTATTAAACTCTTCTTGATTCTCTGGTAAGTCAATATCTACATCGATAAATTGAATACCATCTTTTGTTAAAAGTTCTTTTAATTCCTTACAATAAGGACATGCACTAAATCCATAAATTTTTACCATAGTTAATCTATTAATTGTTCTGTTAATTTATCAGTTATTTCATCTTCACTAAGTGTTTTCTCACCCATAATTATTGAAATAACATCTTTTTTATTTCTAAGCATTTCCCACATTCTAGTTGATATTGTGTTTTCAAATAATTGATAATACACGTTAACATCATTATTTTGTCCAATACGGTATGCTCTATCTTCAGCTTGTTCGTTATTTCCTGGTACCCAATCAAACGAATTGAATATAACAACAGTTGCTTCAGTCAATGTAATCCCAACACCAGCACTTTTAATATTCCCAACAAAAACTTTTATTTTATCATTGTTTTGGAATTGGTCAACTGAATGTTGTTTTTTAGCTGATGACATTGGACCATTGTGTTTTACAGCAGCCTTACCAAAATGATTCGCAATTGCTTCTAATTCTTCAGAGAATGATGTAAATACAATTACTTTACGTCCCATTTCAATAGCATTTTCAACCATTTCAATTGTGTAAGGAATTGCTTCTTGTGCAATAAATTGTCTCAACAAAATTAATTCAACCAAATCTTTTTGTGATTCGTTTGTACGTTTACCTAATAATTTCTTTTGTTCAACATATTCATCCCATAATTTATCATACATCTTCCAACCTTGTTTATCTAATTGGTGGTACATTGGTGTAACAATTTTATCTGGCATATCAATAGCATCCGTTTTCAAACGTCTTAATAAGATATTCTTTGTTTTGTTTGCTAATTCTTCCAAATTACTAGCACCATCTGTTATCCATATTTGTTTTCTTTGCCCGTTTTTAAGCGTTCTAAAGAACTTTTTACCATCACAATATCTTACAGCATAATGCTTCCAATTTTCTGCGATAGGAGACTTAATAATCTTTAAAAGATTAAAAAAGTCCATAGGTCTATTTGCGACTGGAGTACCAGTAAGTAACCATACTTTTGGTATATTGTACTTAACGCATAAATCAACCATGATTTTACCTCTAATACTTTCATTGTTTTTTAAATTATGTGCCTCATCAACAATACATAAATCAAATTTGGTGTTAGCCATATCTCTAACCATAATTGGTTGTGGTTCACCCTCTTTTAATTTTTTTGTTGATGGTAATGAATGAAAATTCTTTAATATATCAAAATTAATTATTGTAAATTTAGCTGAATCCCATTTCTTTCCATCAACTATTGTTGTGTCATTACAAAATACATTTATTTCACGTTCCCAATTTATTTTTGTTGATGAAGTAGTTACAATCAATATTTTTTCAGCACCACTTTCTAACGCTGCAATAATAGATTGCATTGATTTACCTAACCCCATGTCATCTGCTAATATACATCCATTTCTAGAAAGTAAAAATTTAATACCTTCTTCTTGGTGTTTGTAAAGAGATTTTCCAAATTTACTTAAAATTTCATTATATTTTGTTAAATCAACATCAACTTTTATCGGTTCAAAATATGGGTCATCAGTTACTTGTGTTTTTGGTAACCAATACATTTTTGATTCCTTTTGATTTTGTTTTAATTTACCATAAATATGGAAACTTTTATCTGTTTCAGCTAAAATAAATTCGATTAAAACTTTTTCTGGTGTGAATGATAAATCGTCTAATTTTTTCAATTCTTCACCTAAATATGATGTAATACCAACGATTCTGTTGATAAATAATGGTTCTCTTTCGTGATTCTCTACAATGTATCTAGATTGGTTATCTGTAAGTGCCAATTTCTTATTTTTCATATAATCAACCTTCAACCTTTTCAAATATGGGTTAATACCATCATATGATTCTAAAAGGGTAATTGCTGAACGTCCTCTAATATCGTCTAAATTAATCAAATACTCATTTTTTAAAATATTGTTATTATATGTAAATATAATATTTTTTTAAATAAAAATCAATAGTTATTGTGTTAATAAGTAAAATATAAATATTTATAATAAAAAAGAGATGAGCAACAATAAAATAACACCAATAACACGAATAAACAAGTTTTTTTCTGAAGAAGATTTCGGTTTAGAGATATCTATGGGTAGAGAAGCTATAGAAGGTGATGGTAATTTTACTATAATTTTATATCGTGTTGATAGAGAAACTAGTGCGTCTGATAATTTATATGGTGAAGCACCAAAAGATGGAATAAAATACTATGCACCAGTTGAGTTGAAAGTAGTTCCAATAATGGCTGAAGCTGAAAACAAGACATATAATTCAAATGGTAGTCTTAGATATTTACAAGATGGTCAGTTTACATTTGGTATTTATGATAGTCAATTAAAAGAATTAAACGCTCAAATAAGTTATGGTGATTATATTGGTTATCCAGTAACTGAAACTGAAATTAGATATTTTAGTGTCGTTAATGACGGTATTAAAAATTACGATAACGCACACACAATAATGGGTTATAAAGGGGCATTTAGAACAATCGTTTGTGCTTCAATTGACGCATCTGAATTTAGAGGAATGTAAGTAGATTATGGGAATGCAAAAAGGTTATTTAACCAACATAAATATTAAAAATGGTAAGATTGGTCCAGAAAGAAGACAAGAGATATTAGATGAAATTTCTGATAGAGGAACTTTTTTACCTAGAGGTGTGTTGGAAGAAGACATGGACCAAACATTTCTGGAATTTTTAACATCAGATGAAAGAATGTCTTTAACAATTGACGGAGAAAAGGTTCCGATTATTTTCTTAACGATACAAAGATGGACTGAATTTAGCAAAACATGGCAATTTTCAGATAAATTTAAAAACATAGAATTACCTTTCATAACTGTTGTTAGAAAGCCAGATATTCAACAAGGTCAAAACCAAGCTGGTTTGTGGAATATACCAATGAAACAAACATATACTTATATGAAAGTACCAACTTGGGATGGTGTTAGACGTGGTGTTGATTTATATAAAATACCACAACCAACAGCTGTTGATATGACATATGAAGTTAGATTGTTTACCAACAGAATGAAAGATTTAAATCAATTTAACAGATTGATTCAAAGAGCGTTTCAATCTAGACAATGTTATATAAGTGTAAATGGTCATCCAATGCCATTACATTTAGAATCAATAGGTGATGAAAGTAATATTGACGATTTTGAAAACAGAAGATTTTATGTTCAATTATTTGAAATGAAATTATTAGGATATATTTTAGATGAAAACGATTTTGA